TGCTCCAGCTAAAAGTACGACTCCTCCCAGCAGTGTTTTTCCACCTCGCCGGCCAGCCAAGACTACGCGAAAGCGCCGATTGTCGCGAAAAATGCGCCCTTGCATTGGACGCAAAGATATATGGTTTTTGCCGATTAGAAAATTTCCGCTTTGGCGTCGCGTGACCTGGCCCGACATCAAAGACAAGGCAATCGAGACACTCTATCAGGCATTCGCCTGCCGGCAGGCTAAGCTAGGGCAAACGGATCGCCGCGATGAACACCGCAAGGGCGCTGATAGCTCTCCCAAACTACACATCAAAAGATAGTCCATTTTTCATGGACGGCACAGTGGCGGAAATGCGTCAAAAATGGGAGATAATGGCAGCCGTTACCAGCGGCACTGAATATCTGCACCAGAGGGCGGAGGTATATCTTCCGCGTGAGCCCAGGGAGCAGCCAACAGAGACTGAGGACGACGTTAGCTACGATCCGTGGCTGGCCCGCGTGAATCTTTCAGTGCTGGCGCCGTTTGTTAAACGGCTGATAAGCAACGCCGCTGGCATGGTGATGAGAAAAAGAATCGTCCTAGAAGGGGGCGATCCATACTGGGAAGAAGAATTTAGAAATGACGTGGATGGAGACGGCACTTCGCTGGACCAATTTGCAAGGAAGCGGCTTGAGGTTGCGTTAACATACGGGATGTCGTCGATAATTGTTGACGCAGAAATGCGTAAATCACGGTCCGGCGCAGATGAGACTGATCCTCTTCGCCCTTATTTTGTGCCAGTCGATCCCTGGCAATACTTGGGGAGCCGAAGAGAGCGCGACAGCCCCGGAGCAAAATTAAACGTTTTTCGCTATCAAGAATACCTCAAGACAGACGATGGCAAGTATGGGGAAAAATATGTTGCAGTTGCTCGTGTTGTCGTTCCCGGAGCTTACGAGGTGATTGAATCTGGGCAAACCGTAGGCCGAGTCGGAGAATTTATGCTTGACTATATTCCTTTGGTAAACATTTATACTGAAAAAGAAGGCTATCTGTGCGCTTCCCCGCCATTGTCGGACGTGGCGCACCTTAACATCGCCCATTACAGGCGATTGGCTGATCTTCTGCACAGTCTCCACGTTGCGGCCATAGGGCTGCTGGTTCTCGAAGGCTACGATGGGGCAGAAGGCGTTACAGGCCAAAATTACGCCATTGCAATGGAACAAGGTTGCAAGGCATATTGGGTTAAGTGTGACGCTGGCTCTTTTGTGGCACAAGCAGCCTTGTTGGATCGCCTAGAAAATGAGATTTCGCATCTTGGCGTTACCAAGCTTTTAGGGCAAAAGTTCGTGGCGGAAAGCGCCGAGGCGAAGCGGATTGACACAAGGCAGGGAAATTGCGTCTTGGCAACCGCTGGGATGGAGCTTGAGTCAGGACTAAACAGAGCATTTGAGATGGCTGCAGAATATAGAGGCGTCGAGCCGCCCAAGGTCGTAATTGATAGAGACTTTGACTTCTACAGGCTGCTGGGTCAAGACGTTAGCGTGTTGGGCGACCTGGAACAAAACGGGCAAATCACGACTGAGCTATTCCATCAAATTCTGTCTCAGGGCGAATGGATACCTGAAGACGTAAACCTTAAAGACCTTTCGGCTGCTGTCAAGAAGCTAAAAAATGACGCTCAACAATTTTTGATGGAACAAAAGAATGCTGCTCTAAATGCGGCCACGGACCGCCAATCGCTTCCTGCCAGCAGCACACAGTAAAGCCCCCAGCCTGCTGCACTGCGCGGGCTGGGGGCGTGTCTCGACGCGAGGATCAGAATCCTTGCTTCCTTTGGGCGGCCCTGGTCTGCCTGATTTCTTCGTCGGAGATCATCGGTTGCTTGAGCACCCTGGTTTCGCACTCCCCGTCCAAGTGGATCGTTTTTTCCATCACCAATCCGGCGATGTCGATAACCTCTCGTACCGGCTCGTCTTCGGGCTCCGGTTCGTCGTCAAATTCCTGTTCATTTTCGGTCGTGGGCGGCGCTTTTGGCGGCGCTTGCGTTGCGGCGGGCTTCGCGGGGAGGGGCTTGGAGGCCGCAGGCGCTGAAGCTGTCATGGTTGACTCGCTCGGGAGGTTACGCGCTACAGTATAGCGTCTCCACCTTTCGCGCCATGACACCAGAAGAAATCGCCGCACTGAAGGCCAAAGCTGACGAAGCGGACGAACTTAAGCGGAGGCTTGACGCACTAGACAGGAACAAGGACGCAATCCTGGCTGAAAAAAAAGGGCAAGCCGACCGACTTAAGGAGCTGGAGGACCAAGAAGCAGCCCGCAAGAAAAAAGAGCTGGAAGACGACAAGAGATACCAAGAACTACTTAAGCAGGCCGAAGACGAAAAAGAGGCGCTGCGGAAAGAGCGAGACGAGGAAAAGGCAGCAAAAGCCAAGGTGGAGGAGGAGCGCGTCCAGGATCGTTTGCGTGCCGATTTTTTAGTTGTCTTCAATGCAGGCGAGGTTTTCCATCCCGAGCACACATGGTCTTTGCTGCATTCGCGTGTTGTAGACGATGCTGGTAAAACTTTCGCCATTATCAACGGTCAAAGAGGAACCGTCGCCGATCTTGCTAACTCGCTGCGCAAGGATCCTGAGTACGCCTATATTTTTAAGCCCAAGGGTAGCGGTGGCGGGATGGGCCTCAGGCCTGCCGAGGGCGGGCATGGAGGCGCAGCGGAGAATCCTTTCCTTCCCGGAGGAAACGTGACAGCTCAAATACAGATGAGGGCGACCAACCCCGACTTGGCTGCTAGACTGCAGGCCGAGGCGAGCGCTGCTCGCGGCCAGGGGTAAGGCTGCGCTGAACTCTTGAGCAAAAGCATCACTGCTGCGCGGTCATGCTGACCAAACAAAAATCTTGCTTTTTTTGCAGTGACTTACCCTGGGAATTTAGGCGGCACCTATGCTGGTGACGTTACTAGCCTCACTCGACTTGCGACTTCTGCCGAATTTTCCGATTATCTTCAAGAGGAAATTTTCTTAAAATCTGCGATGGCCAAGTCTGGCGTACTTGCCAGAAACAGCAAGCTGCTTGTCGGCACAACTGGTGTGCGCGTCGAAGCTCCGTTTTTCCGCTCGATTGATCCGGTGGAAGAAACGATGACCTCCGGTAACGACTGGGGGCAGAGCGGGGAGGGAAACTTTACGTTCCAGAAAATCAATAGCGGCACGCAGTACGCCACCATTACTCACAGGGGTTTTGCCTACGCTGTTGACAAGCTGTCGAAACTTGCTAGCGGCCAAGATCCGCTGAGAGTGCTTGGCGCCCAGCTTGAGCCTGCTGTCAATAAGCTCAAAACGCGCAAGCTGGTTTCTCATTTTGAAGGCTTGCTTGGTACCGGAGGGCCGCTCAATCCCACAAACAACCTGAACAAGGCTGTAACGACTGGCGCCACTATCGCCAACTATTTAACGCCTCAAAACGTTGTCCAGGCTCGCTACCGCTTGAGAGAGCGGCAAGGTGAGATCACGACAATGATTGTTCACTCGCTTGTCCAGGCCTATTTGGAAGAATTGGGCTTTTTGACCTATGATGCCGATCGTAAAGGCATTAACACGCGCCTGTTGATTGGCTCGGCATACAACTTGAACGTCATAGTTGACGATCAACTGCCTATCATCGGCACGGCGGGCCAGGAAATGCAATTTGCTTGCTACCTTTGCGGTAGCGGAGTAGTGGTGGAGGGGGACCAAACCCCCCTTGAGATCGAGCTAGCCCGAAACGCGGCATCCAAACAAGACGGCATTGTCGTGGACTATCACCACGCCTTCCATGTGCCTGGTACAACCTGGAGCGCTGCTACCGACAACCCGTCCAACGCCGGGCTTGCAACTGGCTCAAACTTTGGGCTTGCTTACACTGATCCGCGCTTGATTCCGCTGGTGAGGCTTGTGGTCAACTCGCCCTATGGGGGCATAATCTGATCGGTCAAGCAGGGCCGAATCGAGGGGGGGGCTTCGGCCCCCTTTTTTATGAGCGATTTTGTGCTACGCTTTGATTCCGTGCCGGCACAAGCCGCGAGTCGCAAGCAAGGCATCTCACCTCAGGCCTCGTTTGCGGCCGGCACGGGATTTTCGCGTCAGCTTGGGCTATGCTGGGGGCAAGGTTCTGCATTGCCCAGAAATGGCCGAGTCCAATTTCCTCACTGCTCGAAAAGCGTCTACTGTCGCCAACCTGCCCACGGCCTCTTCCTCGCCCGTGGCCGCAAGCCTTGGCCAGATTCGGGTAGTCAGCGATGCCACGTCTCCTGCTGCCGGCTCCGCTCCTGTTGGAGGTGGCTCCGCCAAGGCGCTTTGCTGGTATAACGGGACTGCCTGGCGCGTGATTGGGGTCTGAGCGCCATGAGAACGCGCTGGGGCCTGTGGCGCAGCCTGGCCGAGCCTTACGCCTACTCGCCCATCGGCAGTGAGCCGACTTGCAACTGTACGCCACCAGCGCTGATTGTGGTCGCTGACGCGGACGCCTACATGGCTGCCACGCTCAAGTCTGCCGACTGGACTGCGCTCAGCGCGACACAAAGAAGTCAAGCGCTTAAGTCTGCTCAAGATGCGTTGCGTACATTGCGCTGGTGTACTGACAACCCAACGTGTTGCGGCAAGGATCTGGCGGCAAACTACAAGGCCGCTGCATCAGAGCTTGCACTTGTGCTGTTCAGTAATAGCACGGCTGTTCTTGGCGCTCAAAGTCAGCTTCCCACACCAGTAGCCAAGAGGCAGAGATTTGCGGTGTTTGAGGAAGAGTTTTTTGCTCCTGACGCCATGGTGCCGCAAATACTCCCAAAGGACAGCCGAGTCGGCAGCCGTTCGCCTACGGTTTTGCGTCTCTATCCCTGGTTGCTCGATTTGATCGGGTGCTGGGTTAAGGGCAAAAACAAAACTGCTATCCCGATGTTCCGAGGATAAATGAACGCTCCGCAGGATGCCTGGGCGAAGCCGCTAGCCAAGCGAATGATAGACAAATATCGGACGCAGGCTCTCACTTACATTAGTGTTACGCTGGGAACCTATAGCGAAGTTTCGGGGACGATCGCAAATACTGAGATCACTTACGCTGCCGCTGGAGCTGTAATACGTTCAGGCAAGTCTCAGCAAAGGGGAGTGGAGCAGGGCCACGAACTCGAAGCGTGGATTGAGCACGAAACTGTGCCATGGCCAATCAGCTCGGCAGATCAGTTGCAATACCTAGGCCGCAGATGGAAAATTACAGAAATTGAAAGCTACGGCAGTGGCGGAGAAGGGTTTGCTACTGGCGAAATTTATCTTAGCTCAGTTGGCGGTCAGCTCATAACGACTCTCAATGGTGTTCCAATCGTTTTGCAGGGCGAAGGAGGCGAAGCATCGGGCTTTGCAATGTACGCTAGCAAAATCATTGCGAGGGCTGAATAATGGCAAGGCAGCGCCCGTCGAGAGGCAGGCCAAAAGGATTTGGCCTTGAAAAAATGGCCGAAGAAATTACGGATGCTGCCATTTCAGCATTGCGTAATGCCGCGAAAGAAGTATTGAATGATCTTGCTGAGATTAGCCCTAAATGGAGCGGAGAATTTCAGCGAAGCTGGTACGTTGAAACTGCAGACGGGAAGCGAGGTGTTAAGCCAGGAGGAGACGGAGGAAGATACAATCTTTTCAACATTCCCCTGATTAAAACGCAGGGGCGCAACAAAAAAGGCCAGTTTACGTCATTTCTTCCCGCCGGCAACGGGAAAATTGATTTATTCATAGGCAATTCCTCGCCTCACGCTAAAGAGGCAATGGATCTTGTCCCTAGCCTATTTTTCTACCCTGGTGTCGGCCCGAAAGGGCGGGTCGTTGCGCGAGGGAATCGCCAGGGCGACATCAGGGGCGATATTCAGCAGGGCGACGGCAACAATCGTTCCACGGCTCCGCTGGACTGGTACACTACTTATATGCAAGGTGGCGCTTTTAAGGCTGCCGTGAAAAAGGGAGCCAAGGCCGGGTTCCTTCGCCCTATGAACAAGCAATGATCAACCTTCAGCGAATCCGGGGCACCTACGAGCGCATTGTGATTGATGCCGCTAACCCTGTGCCAGTCTACGTGGAAAATCAGCAAATAGTCGAATTAGAGTCGATAGACGAATACTGCCTTGTTCGGGTTAATTTTGGCATGATGCAGGAATTGGTTATCGGGGCTCAGCCTGTATGGAATATCCGAGGATCTCTAGTGTGCGAAATTTTCACTCGCAAGGGGATCGGTCCGGGACGCGGCTTCCAAATCGCCTCGCCCATCATCGAGGCGCTGTCGGCCCTGAACGGTTCCATTCCAACAGCCTCTCAGCAGGTCATCGCTCGGGTTGGGCGGCTTGTGGGGCCGACTCAAGCGCAGCTGCAGGACCAGCCGCGCCATTTTACCCGATTCTCGATGCCGCTCCAGGCACGCAGCAGGGGGTAGACTGAGCGTTACGACACCCGCCGGCAGTCGCCGGACTCCCGATGCCTCTTCCGACCCCTGGCGCAGTTTCGGTCTTGACTGGTCAAGATGGAATGATAATGATGAAGCCGCCCGGAACACTGGCCCGCCTCTACGACAAAACGGATTTTCCGGCGCCTGTTTCTCCGGCAACAACCTCTGTCCTTTCGATTCCTCCCAACTCCGACTTCCGGGTGAACGATCCCGTAACGTTCGCCGAAAAAGGCACGGCCAACCTTGACGCGGCGATTACGGATGGCACGGTTTATTACATCAAAGCCCGCCCTACCGCTGGCACGGTTTCCATTTCTGCGACACCAGGCGGCAATGCCATCGCCTTTAATGGGAACGGCGGAAGTGGCGGAGCCAATACGCCCGGCTTGGACAACTACATCGAAATGAGCTTTGCAGCCGCGCAGGCCATGTGCGAGGTGCCTAGTTGCACACTGACCTTGACTCGTGGGGAGATTGACATAACAACTATTCCATGCAGGCCCGGCACTGCCGATGGCCCCAAGTTGGCAAGCTTTCGCCGATACCAGCCAGGCTTTGCCGATGGAAGCGGCGTTCTCAGTCTTCACTTGACTCCAGACAAGGCGGCGCTTAACACCCGGCTTATTCAGGGGTCACTATTTAACGACCAAGGGGGTTGTAGGCTCAAAGCCTATTTCAGCGCTATTGCTGCCGCCGGCAGCAGCCTCCCTGACGATTCTCAGTCCTTGATGTGCGACTTACCCGTGATTCTGCTTGGATTTGACACAAGCGTCACTCAGGAGGAGTCGGCAACTGTTGTTTCCCTGAATTACAGGATTTCCGACACTCCTGGCCAGCTAATGGGGCTTGTGTATTGATTTCCTGTGCGACTGCTTGGCGGGGCTTCGGCCCCGCTTTTTTGTGCCCTGGCCTGGTGCTATGATTCTGGCGGTACGCTGAATCACCATGGCCCGCAAAGATGTCAAGGCACTGCTCAAGGCCGCACGCAGTCGCCGAAAAGTGCTGATCACGCTTTGCTCTGGCGAAAGCTTCCCAATGTTTTTCATGCCTCTTACGGAGGCGGAAAACGAAACGATTCTTGAATCTGTTCAGGACGACAACCGGAACAATGCTTATGCTATTCGTGTTCTCATCAGAAAAGCAGAATATGAAGATGGCATGAAAATGTTTGATGATTCTGACTTTGGCATGATCAGGCAAGAATTTACCAGGGGAGATATTAACCGAATGGTGACTCACCTTTTGGATAACGGAGGTGAGCTGGCAGCCGTAAGCTCCAAAAGCAATCAAGAAAGCGATAAAGAGTGACTCTCGCTTAATGCTTCGGCTGGCGCTATGTGACAAGCTGCGAATGACGCCTTCCCAACTTGCGCAAAATGCAACTAGGGACGACATAATTCTGATGGCTGCATATTACGAAATCCAAGCAGATTTGGTCCCGGACCCAAGCCCAGCCACTCCGCAGCCCCGCCGATCCAGGAGGCGCTAAAGTGACGTGACTTACCCTGGGGCCAAGTGAGCGATTACGAAGGACTAATACGAATAGGCATAGAAGGCCTAGCGAATATCAACAAGCTCAATACTGCGCTTGAAAAGACTACAAGATTATACGATCAGATTGAAAACGTTCACGTCAATATAGGGCAAATCGCCGAATCTTCAGAGCGCAATCTTCAGAGAACAAACAGAGATCTGGGGCAGGCATTACTTAGCATGAGAGGGGCGGCGCGGGCCAAGGGAGGCGCCGCGCAAGCGCGTGATTCTGCTGGAAGATACACCAAGGGCGGCGGCACGATGGAGGAGCGCAGGCTTGCTCATCGCCTTTACGCGGACGCCAAAGAGCGGGCCATAGCGGCAAGCAAAACGCTTAAAGAAGAGCGCGAGAATCGACGCAAGATAGCTGCGGCCGAGGACAGGTACGCCAGGGCGCTTGATCGAGTTACCGATATTCAGGATAGCAAGATTAGCAGATTAGCCGAGCAAACAGCTCGCAACGAACGAGTAATGCGCGGTATCGGCGAGGGAAGCCGTGGCAATTATCTCACCAATTTATTCCAGAGCAGGCAGCGTGAGTTTGCGCGAGGCGGAGGCGGCGCAGGCTTGAGCCCTGAACTGCAGCAGCAGGCTCGCAACGCCAGAAGCGCTTGGGATTTGGCAACTGCTGGCGGGCGGGAAAACCTACAGCTCATGCAACGCCTTGCCACGGAGATGGCGGGCCTACTGCATCAGCAAAATGCGTTGAATCGCGGCGGAGCCGGGCGATCCATCGGCTTTGAGGCCGGGAGACGCGGGCGAGAAAGGATCAGCGCCCTATCTGAAATGCCGGAAGCCGACGCGGGCAAAATTAGAAGGCTTCGATCTTTGACTACAGGCGTAATTTCTGCGGCCTACCGTGGAGACATCGCTGGGTCGCGGGAAGCTGCGCGAAAAATGAATGTTTCAATTAACAGATACAAGCGCGAGCTTGATGCGACAGCGCAAGAATTGAAGCAGCAACGGCAGTCGCAATTTAAGGACTTCAATCTTCGCCAGAACTGGGCGACGATCAGCGAAGAAGCAAGGCAAATGGCGCAAGGGCCAAGGGCGCTGCCCAGCTCAGCCATGTTGGCCGAGCGCGTTGCCCGGACGCCAGCGGGGACCGCTCCAGTTCGCTTGGACGACATGCAAAAGCGGCAGCAGAAGCGAGACAGGGAGGCGGCGCAGAAGCTTGAAAAGGCCATTCGGATGGGCGGCCCAAGCTCGCCGATAGGCGGGAAAAAGTTTATAGAGGATTCCCCTGCTTACTTGAAAGCTCAAGACCTCCGTTACCGGCGGCAGCAAGAACAGGCCGTGCGCAAAGGAAGGCTTGACGCAAGATCCGTGACCGAATTTGCCCGTCAGCAAGCGGCTGTTGCAAAACGCGAAGATCAACTAAGCGCTTTTGCTGGCAAGGGACTTGACGTGTCTGCTCAGCAGGCGCAAATTGCTGAGGCAAGAACAAAAATAGGAGACAAAAGCGTAGCTGCCCGAGAAGAGTTTAAGCGCTCAATCATTGAAATTGACACAGGTATTCGTGGCTTGGCCGATAGTGCATCAAAAGCGGCTAAAGCATTATCCGCTTCGGCAATCGCCGAAACAGGCAATACCAGAAACGTTTCCCAGCAGTCAAAAATTGCTCAACGCGAAGATCGACTGTTGAAACTTGCGCAGCAAGGTGCTAACGTTTCGTCTGCGCAAATTCAGCTAGACAAAGCAAAAGCAAGAGCCGGCCAGGAAAGCGTAAAGGCGCAAGAAGGGTTTAAGCGATCAATTCTTCGGCTTGACACTGAAATTCGCCGCCTGTCTGCTAGTGCTGCCAAGTCTGCTGACAAACAGCTTTTCCGTGGCAACGTTCGCAGCGCTATCGGCGAAGGCCTCATTGGCGGTGCATTCCCGCTACTGTTTGGCCAGGGCGTCGGCGCATCGGTAGGCGGCCTCGCGGGCGGATTCGCTGGCGGCATGATTGGTGACTCTTTTGGCTTCGGCCTGTCTCTTGTCGGCACTGCTGTTGGGCAGGCTGTTGATAATACGGCCAAAAATCTTACTACCCTTGCAGCGGCCCTAAAGAGCCCGTCAGATGCAATGGCCGCGCTTGAGGCAAGCGGCTTTCGTGTTAGCGACAGCCTCAAGTTTCAGGTTGAGCAGTTGCGGCTTACAGGTCGCGCCTATGACGCCCAGACGCTTGTATTGCAAGAGGCTCAAAGGCGCCTAGGCCCTGGCTCCTTGACAGAGCTGAATCGGCTAGACACCGCGCAAAAGCGGCTGCAGGAGCAGTGGAGCGCCATAGCGGCCGAAATTCAAATACGGCTGCTTCCTGTCTTGCAGGAGCTTGTCGGAGCAGTAAGCGGCGCTGCTGGCAATGTTGGCGGATTTGCAAGCCAAAGCAGGCTACAAAGACTTGATCCCAAAAAATTCGAGCAACTTCGGTCCCAGGCCAACAGGGAAGCGTCAGCTTTTGATTTTAACGTCTTTGGCATTCAGCTTGGCTTTGGCGGCGACAGAAAAAAATACGAAACCAGACTATCCGAATTGTCCA